GTTCCCGTGGCGCTTCATCAGTATGTCCTTGATCACATGTTGGCGTGTGTACCAGTTACAGAGAGTGGTAATCTTAGTGATCATGAGGTCATTAATGGATGTGAAGGTCTTTCAGGTATAGTAATGGATACTTCTCCAGGATTCCTAGCAAGATATTTCTCCAAAGGTAAGGAGGAATTGTTTGATGAACTGGAAGGTGAAGAAGGTGAAAAGAAGGAATACCAGTTTAGTCTGAAGGCTCAAACACATCAGATGGATCATGTTGGAAAAAGTTTTGTACAGCATTACCGAGATGAGTGTGAGCGAGTGGATTGTGGTGAGGTGCCTCGTGTACTGTGGACAGCAGTGAATAAGGATGAGTTGTTGACTCATGAGAAAGTTCGTCGCGGTAAGGTCCGTGTGTTCGTAGCTCCGGAGTTAACTCAGACACTTATTCAGAGACGAGTATGTGGCCATTTTATTCGTTGGGTCAGGATGCACATGGGTTTTGTGTTGTGCCATGCTATAGGGTGCGACAAAGAGACTGTGTGGTGCAAGTTTCGTGACATATTCCTTGAAGTAGGAGATCACGGGTTTGACATTGACTATACGAATTATGATGGTACTCAGAGTTGCCAAGGGTATAACGTTGTGTTAGCCATGATGGATAAGTTCTACGGCGGGCAACGTCGAAGTGCACGTTCTGCAGTAATGCGGTCAATAACTCATTCCTATATCATAGCAGGACGTTATGTTATGCAGACTTGTCAGGGAAATAAGTCAGGAAATGCTGCGACGGACGTATTTAATTCGCTGGCGAATTGGTATAACGTACTGGTTGCGTTTTGTGCGTCGCAGCAAATGGCTGGAATAAAGAGAGATCTTGGAGTGTTTGACCGTGAAGTGAGATGCTTGACCTATGGAGACGACGTTATAGTTTCCGCTAGTGATGATGTTCTACAGTACTTCAACCGCAACACGTGCGCGTTGTTGCTGAGAGTGTTGGGGTACGTGGTCACCGGAGCTAGTAAAGAGGAAGATTCCACACCATTTGATCCGTTTGAAAAGTTGACTTTCTTGAAGAGCCGGTTTGTGGAGTGTGACTCAGCAGTGATGGCTCCTATGCCAAAGAAGATAGCGTATCGTGACTTGATGTGGGGGAAGAAAAGAAATGATGGTGATGTAGAAGTAATGCAGATGAAGGTAGATGCTGCAGTACAAATGATGTGTCACCATGGTGAAGAAGAAACTGCTCGTTTGGTCGATCAGTTGTTGATTCTAGGTTGGGTGCCTAGAATTAAGTATAAGCAGTGGTTGAGAGAACTGTTGCTTAAACAGGAGCACGTGTTTGTTGAAACGCGTGAAGAAGGAGAAGTGGTGAGAGTGGGTCACTACTTTGGAGTGGAGGAGGAAATAACTTTCTCCACTAATTTTGATGATTAGTCTTGTATAACGTAGTGTTGTGTAGATAGTCAGCAGCAAAAACCCCAAAAACAATATTATTTAAGTACAGTTAATGTTGTTTTTATTTATTGTTCTATACGGTTTATTTTATTTTATTTTAGACTAGAT